AAAAAACCTTATGACAAACCGCCTTTTAGAAAAGGTTTAATAAGAAAACTATCTATGACATTATCATTAACAGATCCAAAAGAATATGAGGGAGGGGAATTTCAATTTGATTTTAGAGATAGAAAAAATCAAAATATTATAACTTGTAAAGAAATAAAAAATAAAGGATCTATAGTAGTATTCCCTAGTTTTGTTTGGCATAGAGTTACGCCTGTCACAAAAGGTACAAGAAATAGTTTAGTAGCTTGGAATTTAGGACAACCATATGTTTGATAAAATAAATGCTTTAGGATTTCCTTTATATAGATTTTATTATAATAAAAATAAAATTGACGAAGTATATAAAAGATTAATGGATTTAGATTATAATGATAACCCTAGTAATATGATGTGGTCTGGAATGAAACAAGATGGAACAGGAATAAATTTACATTCATTACCAGAGTTTAAAGATATATTTAAATGGTTTCATGAATGTCTAGAAGAGGTGAAACAAGATATGAGACTTACATGCGATGAATTAAAAGTTGTAAGTTCTTGGGCTAATAAAAATAAAAAAGATCAGTTCTTTCATGCTCATCAACATCCTAATTGTTTTATGAGTTCTAACTACTATGCTTCAGGTTTGCCTAACGACAAAACTATTTGGTACATAGAAAACCCTTATTTTAAAAACTCTAACTTACAACCTATGTCTAGCGACGATGTTGATAATGGAGGTTTATATTTAAAACATATAGAAGATACAGAGCCAGGAAAATATGTTGTGTTTCCTCCTTCTGTTTTACATTACGCAACAAAAAATACTAGTGATAAACCTAGAATTACTATTGCTGCAAATATTTACCCAAGTGGTACTATATCTTGTGGAGGAGTATCTAATTTAAAAATAAAGGTGGTAGATTAATGTCATTTAAAAAAAATAAATATGCAGTTAAAAGAAATGTTATTTCAAAAGAACTATGTGAGTTTGCTTGTGAGTATGCAAAGTTAAAAAAAACAGTTGCTCGTACAATGTTTGACTCTAAATTTATTTCTCCTTACACAGAGTTTTATGGTGTGTGGAATGACCCACAAGTACCAGAAACTTATTCTCATTACTCAGATATTTTTATGGAAACATTATTAGACAAAGTTAGACCTATAATGGAAGAAACCACAGAACTTCGATTACTTCCTACATATTCTTATTTTAGGATATATAAAAAAGGAGACATATTAAAAAGACATAAAGACAGAGAAGCATGTAGTGTATCGACTACAATGAATTTAGGAGGTGACCCTTGGCCTATATTTATAAACCCTAATTCAGAAGAAGGTTATACACAAGGTGAAAAAACAGGTGTTCATCAAGTTCAAGACTATGTACCATCAACTAGTCTTGGTGTTAAAGTAGAACTAGAACCAGGAGATATGTTACTTTATTCAGGTTGTGAATTAGAACATTGGAGAGAACCTTTTGAAGGTACACAAACTACACAAGTATTTTTACACTACAATGATAGAAACGAACCTAATGCTAAAGTTGAAAAATTTGATAGAAGAAAACATTTAGGACTACCTTCATGGTTTAAAGGCAAATAATGAATAAAGAAAGATTCTTATATTGGAAATTTGAAAAGCTATATTCTAAAGAAGAAGTAGATATTTTAAACAAAGAAATAGAAAATTTAAAATCAGAAGGAAGAGACATTCCTGCTGAGGATGTAGTTAAAACAGCTGAAATTAAAGTCATAGATTCTTCTAAAATAACATTATTAAACAAAATGACTGATAGTATTGTAGAGGCAAATAAAAATAATTTTGGTTATAATATTTACACAGAAAAATATCATATGAACTACAATACATATTCTGCTAAAAACAAAGGACGGTATGATTATCATTTAGATATGGTGTATCAAAATCCTGCATCTGATATAAAATTAACTGCTATTTTAAATTTGTCTGCAGAAAAGTATGATGGTGGCAATTTTTGTATATACACAGGAAAAGAATCTGTAATTCCAGAAATAAAAATACCTGGAAATATGATAGTATTTCCTTCCTTTCTATTACATAAAGTAAATCCCGTAATTACAGGTACAAGAAAAACTTTAAGTGTTTGGGTGAGCGGTCCAAAGTTTCAATAATACGTTGATTTTTACAAATATTGCAGTAAAGTGGCAGATTAAACTAGGAATAATATGCTACAAAAATTAGGCTTTCTACCAGGATTCAATAAACAAGTTACATCTACCGGCGCTGAATCACAGTGGACAGGAGGTGAGAACGTTCGTTTTAGATATGGTACACCTGAAAAGATAGGTGGTTGGTCTCAATTAGGAGACAAAAAATTAACAGGTGCTGCAAGAGGATTGCATCATATGGTTAATAAAGAAGGTATTAAATACGCAGCTATTGGTACCAACAGAATTTTATACGTATACTCTGGAGGAGTTTACTACGATATACATCCTTTAACTAATCCATCAGGTACAGCTATTACAAGTGTATTTAGTACAACTAATGGACAACCTACTGTAACAATGACATTTTCTTCTGCACACAATTTTCAAGTAGGGGACATTATATTGTTTGGCGACCCTTCTACATTTACAGCTATTACAGGTTCTAATTTTGGATCTTCTGATTTTTGCGATAGAAAATTTATGATCACTAGTGTTCCAAATACAACCACACTTACTATTACAATGGACAGTAATGAAAGTGGAGCAGGAGCAACTACATCTGGAGGCATAACTTATTTTCAATACTACCACGTTGGACCCGCTGAACAAATTGGAGTTTTTGGGTATGGTATATCTCAATGGGGAGGAACAGTTACAAGTCCACAAACTACTACATTGAACGGAGCACTAAACGCTGACTCTGCTGGAACCGGTGGAACAGGGACCACGATTAATGTAGCCAGCACAACTGGATTTCCAAGCACAGGAACAAATTTTATACAAGTAGATAACGAAGAAATATCGTACACAGGAATTACATCTACAAGTTTTACTGGCATTACTAGAAATGTTAGAGGAACAACTAACGCCTCTCACAGTAATGGTGCAACAGTTACTAACTTTAGTAGTTATTCAGCCTGGGGCCAAGCAGCAGCAACCACGGATAAAGTTGCAGAACCTGGTATGTGGGCAATAGATAATTTAGGAAGTACATTAATTGCTTTAATATTTAACGGAGAATGTTTTGAATGGAATGCAGATTTAGCTAATGCAACAGCTACGAGAGCTACAATTATATCTGGTGCACCAACAGCGTCACGTGATATGTTAGTCTCTACACCTGACCGTCACTTAGTATTTTTTGGAACAGAAACAACAATAGGTGACAAGACTACCCAAGACGATATGTTTATAAGATTCTCGTCTCAAGAAAATATTAATGACTACACACCAACAGCTGAGAATAGTGCTGGTACACAAAGACTGGCCGCCGGATCACGGATCATGGGTGCTAAACTTGGTAGAAATGCAATATACATTTGGTCCGATACATCTTTATTTACTATGAGATTTGTTGGAACTCCTTTTACATTTGCTTATGAACAAGTTGGAAATAACTGTGGATTGATAGGTAAGAATGCAGCAGCAGAAGTTGACGGTGCTGCGTATTGGATGTCTGATAATGGTTTCTTTAGGTACACTGGTAAACTAGAATCGATGGATTGTTTAGTTGAAGACTATGTTTATGATAACCTTAATTCAACATCTAATCAATTTGTATATTGTGGAATAAATAACTTGTTCGGTGAAGTAACTTGGTTTTATCCTGAAGCTGGTTCTAATGTAAATACACAATCAGTTACATATAGTTATTTAGATTCAACAGCTAAAAGACCTATATGGTTTGTAAACGCAAGTCCTTTATTTATCAGAACAACATGGCAAGACTCAGCTGTATTTGGTTTGCCTCATGCTACTCAATATGATGCAGGAACAGATACTTCTTTTGATGTAGTTGGTAATACAGATGGTATTTCATATTACTATGAACATGAAACAGGTGTTAACCAAGTAAGGTTAGGTGTTACAACAGCCATACCTGCTAACATTACATCTGGTGATTATGATATTACACAAAAAGTTGTAAGAGGAGCTGCAACTAACATGGCTGACCTTAGAGGTGATGGTGAAAACATTATGAGAGTAAGTAGAATTATACCTGACTTTATATCTCAACAAGGAAGCGCTGTTGTACAATTAGATTTAAGAAACTACCCTAGTGATACATCAGTTAGCTCATCATTAGGTCCTTTTACGGTAACAACAAGTACAACAAAAGTAGACACACGAGCTAGAGCTAGAGCTATAGCTCTTACAATATCCAACACTGCAGTAGATACTAGTTGGAAGTTAGGGACTTTTAGGTTAGATATACAAGCTGGAGGAAGAAGATAATGTCAATTACAAGATTACAACAAGCTAGACAGATGTATGCTTTAGGGCAAAGAGTTGGTGGTATTATGGGAAGTAATAACGGATCTATGTTAGTAACTCCAACAAGAGATGGTAGTCGACCAGGATATTATGGACCAGATGCAGGACATGAAAATGATCCAGGACATGGTTCTAATGCACCGGGTGGCGGTGAAGGGGTTGATACACAAAATATGCAAGATTACATGACAGACTATGCGACTAACGTCGGTAAAACAGCTAAAACCACTGGCGGATTTAAAGGAGATGGATTTTTTGGAGGTATGGTTAATACAGTAAAAGATTACATAAAAGGTGGTGGATTAATTGGTACAGGCATAAGAGGAATTACAGGTTTAGTTAATAAATTTACTGGTCCTAAAGCTACGGAGTATGGTAATTTAGATATACCAGGATATAATATGTTAAACATTGCAGGACCGGTAGTAGGACCCACTCCAACAGAAGGTGGTGATGGTGTTGATAATCAACAATTATATGCTAATCAATATCCTACTATACCACCAGTTGTTTCAGAAGAAGAAGGTATTACAACATTAATAAATAACCCAGATTTTTTACAAAGATATAGAGTGAAGAATCCATATCGACAAGACAAACAAGGTCAGTTAGACCCAGCAATTATAGCAATGATAAATAAATTATATACATAATGGCAAAGATAGTACAGTCACTAACTAGAGCAAGTTCAGAGTATGAAGAAGACGTAGCACAGTCTTTAGTTAGAGATTTAGATGCGGTGTTGGAAAAACTTAACACTACGTTTCAAGAAGAATTAAAACAGGAGATAGAAGCTAGAAGTTTCTTTTTAGATTAATGGCAGTAGTAAACCAATATAAATTTGTAGGAGTAGATAATAGTACAACAGGTAGTGCACTTACACCTTTTGGTTCAGGTGTTCCTGCAGTCAATGAAACAATAGTTATTAAATCAATATTAGTTACATCAGCTGGTACACCAACAGTGACTGTTACAAACAATAGTATTACAGCTATTAAATCAGCACAATTAACAGCTAATACTACAACAGAATTATTAACCCAACCGTTAATAGTAGAAGGTGGTAAAACCTTTACAGTACAAGCAAGCACATCAGACTCGTTTGATGTAGCTATTAGCTATTTAAACATTAAGAAAGAGGTAACGACATAATGAGTGAAGTAAAAATGCTGACTCCAAAAGAGATCATAACTACAATATCAAATAAAAAAACAGGCGAAATTTATAAGGATGAAGAAGCTTTAAAAGCTGCTAATATCCCTGAAGAAAACGTAAGGCGGGATGTAAAAGTCATCATGCCAGCTCTTGATTTGTTCGCAAAAACCAAGTAAAGTAGCAAAACCATGGGAATAGAAGATATACAAATTTCAGAAGAGCTAGAGACTA